TTAATTTACCACTTGATTCAGCAAACGCTAATTCAGCAAAGCTTTCTGTACTATATGTTTGTGGCTGATAAGACTGTTGGTCATTATTTATTTTAATCCATCCAGCGGCACACTGACAATCTGTTAACACAACTTGCTCTAAACAACTAGGTTTAAATTGAGCTAAAACTGACTCAACAGAAGATAGGCTTAAAGACTCTGCACTTACACTTACAAACCCTACCTGTACAGCATTTACATCTGTTAAAGTAATACTCTCAACTTGAGAAACACTATACTGAAACCCGCCAACTTGTATTTCAGTTAAAGTTTGACTATCGGTTTGTGTTGCTACAAAAGCAGCAATTACATCTTCTAATGTACTTAGTGTTACAGCACTACTGCTTTCAGTTACGGGAAAATCTTGTACAGCCGTCTCTACATTACTTAATGTTTGAGTTTCAGTTAAACTTCCTATGAACGCCGCAAGTACATCAGTTGTGTCTGTTAAAGTCTGAGGGTTAGCTTGTGTTCCTACAAACTGAGCGGAGCTTGTTTGAATATCTGTTAAAGATATAGTCTCGCTAACACTGTCGACATAATCAACAATGCCTAATCCAGCAAATGTAGACTGCGCAAACGAGGTTATACCTAGCATTACTTACTTATCCCACAGTTATTATCCACCACAAACTTTCGACATAGTATAGCATACTGTGCTATTTGGTCTGCTCTATATGCTTCAGACTTGAGAAAGCCTGTAAGTTCGTCTGAAAGTTCGTGTCTATCTTCATCGGCTCCAGCAGTGGAGCTGGAATTATTACCTTTTGTTGCGGTGCAACTACTACCTTTCCGGCTGTTGTCGTACATGCGCACAGACTTAAAAGCATCACGCTGGCTGTTAATTGCATTAATTGTTGATACATTGGCATCCTCCAATTCTTTATTAAGCTTAAGGGCTTCTGTATGCGCCCTATCCGCTTCTTCAGTAAGAGTAGCTAGTTGTAATTCTGCTTCTCGGTTCATGTCAGATATACTCTCTGACATTTCTCTAATTTCTGCTTGTGATACTTTATACGCAAACCCATATCCAGAAGCAAAACTTGCAATAATAATACCAACGAATAAGTACGGCATTAGTCTTTTAATATCACGCCAAGCCCACCAGCAACACCACCAGCAAGTAGTAAGAGTTGATCCACAGGCTTACCTAAGAAAACAAATACACTTCCTATTACAGCAGTTGCAACCCATATGATACCTCGTTTAGTTGAAGCCTCAGACCAGTTTATTTTCATATTAATCAGCTACTACTTCTTCTTTAGGTAACGCCTCAACTTGAGGTACAGCTTGTGCTTTTATTTTCTCTACAAGTTCTGCAACCTGCACATAAGGTGCTTGACCCAATGCTTGTAGAATAAGGTTAATTTCTTGTACTGATAATTCTAGGTTAATCATTAGGCTACCCAAGGTAATGGTGGAGTGACAATAGTAGGGTTAATTTGTGCTTCTATTTGAGCAGCTACATTTGCTTCATAAGAGGCCACTTGTTCTTCACCCAATGCCGCTTGTGTCCAAGCAACGACTTCATCTAAAGTTAAATCTTCATAAGGTGTGTAATCAGGCTTATCAGGATCAACTTCAAATGATGCTGTTCCATATACTGAACCTGTGTAAGTACCGTCCGTGGCTGTTAAAGTCCAGTGTGAGGTCACGACATAATCAAGCATACCGTTGACATCAGGTTTGCAGTTCATCGCTAAGATATTCCAAGTGTTTGTTATCATTTTATTTAGCCTCTAGTGCTGTTAGTCTTGCGGTTAATGCTTCGATGAGGGTTTGTTGTTCTTGGATACACTTCATTAAGGCATACTGTAAATCTGTTTGGTAGATAGCTTTTAACGGAATACCGTCTGCTGGTGGCTCACCAAATCCGCTGTTATCAACCAACTCAGGAGCAACAGCCTCTACTTCCTGTGCAATAACACCTAGATTTAAATCAGTATCCGCTTGGTCTTTATATAAGAATGTACGAACAGGAATAGCACAAATCTTAGTTAAATAATCTCCAGCATTAGCAATATCTTTTTTGGTACGCGCATCTGAAAGGTTTGTGTCGTTGGCTGAATAGTTAGAAATACCACCATTTGATTTTACTATAAAACGAACCGCAGTAGCATCTCTAAAAAATATTGCTTCATTGAACCCATCATTTGGAGTTGCGGCACTATAGCTGATAGCAAGCCCACGATTATTTGATGCTCCAGAAGATTGTAAGGTACCTACCCAAGCCCCATTATTAGTTGCGTTATTTACAACTAATCCTGTTGTTGAAACTCCAGATGGTGCTGGAATAGCCGTAGTCCCCACCAGCAAATTGCCGGAGGAGTCGATGCGCATGCTTTCAACCAAAGTTGCGTTAGAGTTTCCTCTGGAAAAAGTCATAATCCCGTAATACGGATTATTATCAACAGTTACTTTTATTTGTCCTCTTGCTCCAGAACTAATAGCTCCTGATGCAAATGTAACTGCCATTGAATCAGAAATACTATTTCCAGAATTATTTAAAATAAGTTCAGGACCCAGTCCTGCTGGATTATAGTTTTGAATACTTAACAAAGATGACGGTGTACATCCAATCCCCACTTTGCCGGAGGAGTCGATGCGCATACGTTCTGTGTTATTGGTAAACATAGCTAATGGGGCGGATTTCCATGAACCAATATTCATAGAGTTAGCACCGCCAAAGCCCCCACCACCTGAGCTTCCTGCAAATACTCCACCTACATCAGAGTACGTGTCATTACCAAAAATCCAACCGCCAATTGAACTAGCTCCAGCATTAGTGTTTTTAATTGAAGCCCAAAACTGACCTGCTGCATTGCCTTGAATATCTAACTTATAAGCAGGACTGCTTGTCCCAATCCCCACGTTGCCGGAGGAGTCGATGCGCATGCTTTCAGCGCTATAATTATTGCGTTCAAAAATAATCGGCTGAGTTGTTCCAATCGTTGAAAACGCCAATCCCCCATTGTCTACAGATATATCACCACCATTTGAATTATCGGTACTCACTCGAATACGACCATTAACTTGTAATTTTTGTACTGGTGAACTCGTCCCAATCCCCACGTTGCCTGAGGAGTCGATGCGCATGCGTTCTGTAGCTGGAGTGCCTCCGGGTGTTGTAGCAAAGGTAAGCGCACCACCATTAGTTCCCCCTGTGTTTAGGTAGCCAATCCACCCGTACCTATCTTGAGACAGCAAGGCGGTGTTAGCTGCAAAACCTAACCGAACTTCTGTACCAACAGTGTTGTCAGAATTCTGAATAAATGCACCTACGGTAGCTGCAGCAACGGATGCTTTGGAAGTGTGTAGTATTGCACCGGGACTAGTCGTCCCAATCCCCACGTTGCCGGAGGCATCTTTGTAAACCTGACCTGAACCTATGTTAAGTACGCCTGTAGAGCCTGTGAGTGTGCCTGTATAGGTTGGGTTTAATAAAGAGGCGTTGTCAGAAAACACCGCTGACCCAGTACCAGTTTCATTTGTTAAAGCCGTTGCTAATTGCAGAGAAGTAAAAGACCCTAAAGAACTAGCATTACCTACAGAAGTAACTGCCCCCGTAAGATTAGCGTTAGTAGTAACATTGCCAGCGGTTAAGCCAGAAGCAGTACCTGTAATATTAGTACCTACAAAAGCAGCAGGAGTCCCAAGACCTATAGCATTATTACTAGCATCTAACCAAACGCCTTTCTCAGCAGGGTAAGTTACAAAAACATCTTTAACGCCAGCAGTAAATACAACTAAAGCTCCACCATTAGAAGATGCTAATACAGTAGTCCTGCTAAGGGTAGTTCCTGAAGCCGTATAAGTACCAATACCTACTTCCCAGTTAGCCCCACCTTGGTCAGCAATACAATAGTATGTAGTGTTAGCGTTACCTACAACAGCAAAAGACTGAAACCCTGTAGTTGCGCCTAATAGAGTCGCCGTGCCTGTACCTGCAACAGTAGTTGTTTCTTTTACCCGGTCATATAATGCAAGTGCCATAGTTATTCCTTATTAAGCTGCGGTTGCGCTATAGCTGACAGAAAGCGTATCACCTGATGTTACAGTTTTAGACCCTGCAGTAAAGTCACCCGCACTAAACAACACACCTGTTGTGTTATCAATAGTAGCCGAACCCCCAATGTTAATAAAGCAACCCGCAATAGTACCAGAGCCTGTCATTGTAAATACAACAGGGGTAGACGTAGCTTTAACTCCCGCAGCTGCTGCGCCAAAGACTGGTGTTTTACGAGTACCGGAATAAGTAGGTAAGTTAGCAAGTCCTACTTCTAGCCAAGTATGCGATGCTTGAGTATCAGTTACAAGAGCAGTACCTGTGCCTTTAAGGCCCATTACTACAGCCCCCGCAGCCACGTTACCTAACATGGTATCCATAGTAGAGTTCTTACCAACAGTAGTAACCAAGTTGCCAATCATATCATCCCATTTAAGAACACCAAATTTGTCATGGCATACCACTTCATAAGTTCCGTGTAAACTCATAGACTCGTCATAACTTGCACCTCTATCTACAGAAGCTGAGCAGCTATCACCTACATTTGTTTTTTCATTATGCATTTTAATTCCTTAAGATATTCGTATAACAGCCGTTGTAGCTGTAGCAGTGGGAAAAGTTACTGTAAATGTACCTGATGCAGTCTTGTCTGAACCAAAGTCTAAAACAGCTACAGCGGCATTAGTTGTATCATTATATATCAAAGCGCCACGACACAGAAAACTAGATGCTAACCATATGGCATTATTAAATGATACATAAGCTGTTGAGCCTGAACTAGCAGGGACGATAGGGGTTAATATCTCACCTCCTGCGACATATCCTGTCCCAACTACTTCATTTAAAGTTGTATAAACTAAAGTTGCAGCATTGAGTTCTGCGTTAGCGGTATATAGAGCTATTCTATAAACCTGAGTCGTACCCGTAGCAAAGTTCTCTAAACCACTAAGTAAGTTCTGTTTAAAAATTGTAGTCTGGCCTTGAACTATCATAAGCTGCTATAAGGTAGTTTAGTTTGGTTGTTTCTGTAAGAGTCTCCTCTCTCTAGGCCGTCCCCTAGGCGTTTCAGTTGACCCAAGGCTTCTTGATACTTTTGTTCATAGTATCCTACCATGTCTGCTTCACCTTTCATAAAAATCATAGCTTCACGCATAGCGCCGTAGAACAATACAGGATCATAGTTATCACCTAACCAAGTAGTTCCTGATGCATTTGATACTGAGGTTACAGTTAAAGTAAACCCAGAACCTATAGGTCCTAATCCACCCGTATAAAGAGATAATACGTCCCCAACAGTATACAATGAGCCACTATTAACAAACGATACAGATGTAACAATGCCCGCTTCTACAACAATATTTACTGCAGCGAAGAAGCCATTGCCTCCAGATAAAGGAATGTTATAATACACCCCACTAGTATAACCTGCTCCACCAGACGTTATGCTTGAGCCACTAATCACCCCTTGAACAATGGTAACTGGGTAGTAATAATAATGAAGCTCAACAGAATAACTTGCATCAGGAGTAGGAGCAACTAAAAGAGATAGCTCATTTTTATAAGATAGTTGTGATCCAAATATAGCATAATATTTAGGTAAAGATGTAGTAGTAGGTGATGGGTACGCTTCTCTAATAAAGCTAACATCTTTATCTATCAGGTAACTATATACACCCGCACTACTTACTGCAGCCAATGAGTAAACAGATAAGAAGTCATCAGGACATGACAGATAAGGATTTGCCACTGTAACATTACCCGTTACATTCTTTCTTAGTACTGGGATTTGAACACTGTTATATACGCGTTGCTCCGCCTGTTGAATAAACGTAGGGATGTTAGCCACGAACATACTTTCAGTGTTCTCAGCATAGTCTTGAATCGTCTGCCGTAATGCTAAGTAATTCATTGTTTATGCCATTGGACCACGAGCGACTAAGCCTTTTATAGCAGCGCCGTTACCACGAGTTTTTACACCAGTAGTTTTAATTCCTGTCTCAGGGTACCCGTTATCGCCAGTAGACGCTGTGTTTTTTGTAGTCACATTGTTATCTATGTTTATTTTTTCACGGGGTTGTATTTTATTAGCCATATATGCCTCTTAAGAAATTGTTACTGAACTAACTTGCCCTACTGCAATTAAAGCATTAGGTGTTAAAACTTCGTCAAATAATGAGGCGCCACCTACAGGTGCCCAGCCCCACTGGAATATTCTTGAACCCCCAGCGCCGTAGTTATTAATATCTAAGCCCGATACGTCATAACTTGTGTCTCTACGTGGATTACGTAAAGCCTGTGGATCAGAAATCGGGTACATACCTATCTGTAACTGTGGCTGATCTGGCTCGAAACAAGTAGGACATACTAATATGTTGGTTATCTTAGTCTTTATGGTTAATGGGCGCAATGTTTTAAGTAGGTATTCCATACCACAACGATCACACTGTGATATTGCAATCTTACCTCTAGCATACTTAGAGCTCATAACTGTTGCTCTTTACTCTATTATTTGCAGCGGGGATAATCTGCAAGTTAGCTGGTGTATGTAATCCTGACACATTAGTCCCTTGTAGTGGGATAATATGGTCAACTTCATATTTTGTATCAAATGCTCTAGAGAACTCAACAGCTAACCAATAAATATGACTTATAGTTTCTTTATCATCGAATGTCTCCCATTTAGGAGTACGTTCTAATTTAGCAGCCCTACGTCTAGCATCTCTTGCTCTAAGTTTATCAGGATTACTAATAGCCCAAGCGGTTTTAGACAGTTTAACAGCTTCTTTATTATGTATAACGTACTTAGCTTTATGTTCTTTATTTACTTCCGGGTTAGCTAATCGCCATTTTACCCCTGCTTGGGCACGTCTTTCAGGATATAATAATGAGTACGCTTTATCTTTAGCCTTTACGTGGTCAGAATTACTTAACTTCCATTCTTTTTTTAGCTGTGCAATACGGCTATTATTTTCTGTACGGTATATAGCCATATATACTGCCACACATTCTTTACAATCATTCCCTCTTTTAGGAAATAGTAGAACACTTTTTGTAGCTAGGCATTTAATACAGGTTTTCATTATACAAAAGCCATCCTAGGCACCACTCTTAGTGGGGCTTTTTCACGGTTTTCTTGAGCAGCTAAATCAAACTGCTCATCATATACTGCCTTAAGTGCAGTAGCTCTTTGTAAATCCATACCCGGAAGCTTCATAGATAGATAATAAGCTAAGCCAGCTACGAGCGCAGGTAAGAAAAGATAAGGTATATCTTGCGTATTAACGCCATCACCAGCGTCTTGCATTCTTCTTAAGCGCCAGTACACGAATGTATATTGGGAATCAGGAGCTTGCGGTGTAGGCCACACATTGATCGTTGGACTAGCTACACCTGTAGGAGTTGTTGCTCCTGATTGTCTGTTTATCCACACTTGGATAGGTTTACCTAGTGCATTCTTATTAGGGATTGTCGAGTAAGTAG